CCCCTTCTTGCTCGGCAATTTTCATTCTAGCATACTCATTGATGAGTTTGTTTGCCTTATCTTGCGACAGATTCAGCTCTTTCATCAATGGTACAAAGGTTTGATAGTCTTTTGAGTTTTCGTCAATGGAAAACTTCTCTTTTACGTCATCATCAAGGACAAATTCGTACTTTTCGGGTGCTGGTTTGTTTTCTTGACGGGCTTTTGTGTATTCTTTTTGCAATTCACGGTAAGCCATTAAACCGCTTTTGGCATCATTAAATTTGCCAAAGATTTTTCCGTTTTCGTGACGGAACTCGTCCAATCCATCGTCATAAGTTTGCTGTTGTTGACTGGACATAGCAACAGCATCGGCTGTTTGTGCCCCATCAACTGCCGTATTAACGGTTGTAGTCTCGGTGGTTTCAGTCATTTGATTCTCCAATCTTAATAAGTTGTTTTAATAGAGAGATTTCCCCCTCTGTTCTGCTAGCCAGCATAGCGAATAACACACCGTCAGTCGCATTTGCCGGATAATTGTCGGCATTGACAATTATTCTTTTGAAGTCCTCAAGCAAGGATTTCCCCACTTCAGTCCTAAATACAGTTTTAAGTTTAACCTGTTGGTCCTTGTTGAACGCCACCATCTGCACCTCCTAATTGTTGCAACATCGCAGTTTGAGCTTGTTCTTGTAATTGTTTAATTTCATCGGCAGTCTTAATATTGTTGAGGTCAATACCCATTTTTGTAGCAAGGTTCGGGATAACTTCAACATTTAACAGGGCTGCGGCTATCTGCGGCCCAAAGATTCCGTTGATAACTTCCATAAACTTAATCAATTTGTTCACATCTTCTGTATTTTGTGTAATTGACAATGGGGAAGCATAGTCAACAGCTATTTGTTCCTCGTTTACACGGAAATCTTTGATGTCAATCTTGCCTAGGCTGTCCAAAATCAGTAGCCCATTCTGAATAATTGGCTTTATAAACTCTGATTCTAACCGTCCAAACGGAGCTCCAACCTCATCAGCATACTGTTTCTGACGATATTCAATCTCGGTAGCGGTCTTAACAGCTTGGTCCACCGGTCCTAATGGGTTGGCAAACATAATGTTGGAAATACTTTGGCGTAAATCGTTGATTACCATATCCCCAACGTTAAAGTTTGTACCCGTTTGCAACGCTTGCAAGGATGCAGCACGGCTTGCACCACCATTTGAGGTCACAGAAATAATCGCACCTGGTTTAATTTGTATGTTATTTGTATTGACAACGCCATCATCTTCGGCAGTCCACACACCAGACACAGCAATAGATGCGTTCTTCAAAATAAGTTCTTTTGTTTTGTTCAAAGACTTGGCATCTGGCAGCGCAAACAGCACCGGCCCACGTCCATACACTTCGCCAGGCATTACAGACCAACGGAACACGATAAATGGGTTGTATCTAAGCGTTCTTTGTACAACAATTGTCTTGTCCTTACTACATACAACGTAATACTTCCAGCCTTCTTTCTCTTGGATAACAGCTTCCACAAAATCTTCTTCTTTTTCGTCAGCCATTAAGTCTTTATTAATCTTTGCATCAGGCCAAACCTTTTGGGCAAACATAGGAATTACTCTATGCTTACGGAATATACTATTATATTGTCCGTTCCCAACCTTTTCTAGGTACAATTCGGACAAAGGAACGGTCTTAAACTTAAACGGAGTAAGCACATCCCCCTCTTGCATCATCAAACAAGCTGTTCCGACAGCCAAATCATAGAAAGATTCGGATGCTTCAACGTCAAAGTTAGAGTTCCGAATAGCAGAGAAAAATACGTTTGTAATATCGTCCAGAACAGCTTGTAACTCCTCACGATTGTCAGTAATAGAAGAACCGACTTTTAGTTTCACCCAATTCTTTTGTGCTGGCACAAGGCTTGTTTGCAGCTTTGATACAAACTTATTCAAAGAATCTAATGGTGTAGAGTCAAATACAGTGTCCGCACCATCGTTGTTCTGCCCATCAGAGCTATTATCTTTGAAGTTTTTAGACCTTTGTGGCATAAATTGTTCATAGGCAGAAGAATAAAGGTTTTCCCAGTTCTGCCGATACGACACACTTTTGTTAAATCTTTTTATAATATCTTCTGCGTTCATTTTATCTCCTAACCTAAGGTCTTACCTTTACCTATTAAGCTGGCCAATCCTGTTGCTTGTCCTTCTCCACGTTCTTCAAGTTGTTTTTGTTTCTTTCTACGAGCTTCAACAACCTCTGCCATACTTCCCCAACCATATTGGCGAGTATTTTCGGCCACCAAATCAGCTTGGCGTTGTGCCTCACGCTCTTCGCTTTCTGCTTGGTTCTGAACTCTACGACCTGCATCAGCCGTTGCAGCCAAAGAAGCACCACCTGTTGCGGGCGCCAACGCAATACCAGCTCCTGCCTCTAACCCTTCTTTGCTGAATGGGTCACTAACAAACGTTTTTGCGCCACCAACAACTTGTTTGACGGCCTTTTTTAATGCTTTACCAAATCCCATTGTTTCCTCCTAACCTAAATCGCCATATTCAGATGTTTCAACCAAAGAACGAATACCACGGCGTTGTTTTCCGCGGAACTTTCTTGATTGTTCTTGTGCTAATTCTTCAGCTTCTGCTTGTGCAGCTTGCTTTTCTTTTTCCATTTGTGCTTGTTGTTCAGCAGCGGCAGCCTCTGCTTTCTTTGCAGCTTGCTGTCCTGTTATTTGTCTTGTGTAGCCACCCATCGTTTTGCCCCTATCTTTAATAAGTGTTTGTACAATTGCCAAGGTGTTTGTGCTTTTGTCCTTAGGTTTCCAACTGTTTTACAGAAATTCACACAGGTCGGAGCCCAATACCAAATGCCAAACCTTTTCTTGGCGTGGAAATTTTGTTCCAATTTAAGTATAGAACATTTATTCAGATTTGTAAAGCGAAAAAAATCTTTCTCCAAAAGCATATTCGGATAGAACCCTTGGAAGCTATCTTCTAATATCACAAAAACCTCTCCATATTTAATAGCAACAAAGACGTGTTGGTAGCCTTTCTTGAATATCTTTGCCCAGCTTCTTTTACCATTACAAAAACAAAAGTATAGTTCCATTAAAACACCTTCCAGTTTGTGTTGGCCTGATAAGTTTTAAACGAATGTCCTGTTTGTCCACGTACAACTTTATATTCTCCGCCACCCATCATCATATATTGTAAAGCATCGTGTGGGTGTGAATACTGGTTCTTATCTGGTTCCATAGCAAGACGAGCTTCCCCAGAATAAGATACTATTTTATATTTATATCCGCCGTTAAAACCCTTCCGCAAAACATTACAGGCCTTGTCTAGGTTAAACGCTGGCTTTCCGTCCACTAATCTTTTGAGTGGTCCCCGTACAGCTTCCAATCTTGGCACTATATTATTAGTAGGCGCTGGCCTTGCAAACAAACCTTCTGACCTTAATATCTGGAAAGATGTATCGGCATCACTATCTTTTCTAAAAGCACCGCTCGGGTCACCATAAATATACACATCATTCTTTGGGCAGAACTCTAATATTGTTGCTTTTAATAGCTTTGCAAATTGTCTGACTGACATATCGTCTGTTATCAGTTCTTTTAACACATTCCACGACAATCTTTTATCTCTTTGACCGAAAATAGCACAAGGAGTAAGCCCGAAGTCCAGCCCGATATAAACAGGCAGGTATGGATTTAATGGGATATTCTCTTTGACGTGCAGGTTATCGTTCCATTCGTGGACATACACCGGCTGTCCATCTTGGATAAACCCATAATGCCCGTGGACATACACATTTATCCATTCTTTATCTTTACCAGATGATATTCTTTCATAATATCCTCTTGGCAAGTTCTCAATATTCTCGGCATCGGGGGATAATCCGCTTGGTTGTTGCCAAAACTCCCATCTCATATTCTCTGGGAACTGGTCTTTAGGAACCAGCACACCAAATTCATTCCTCGTCCACTCATCTTCTTCGGCACACTTATACCACCAATGAGTATCATCTGGAGGGTTCGTGTCCATTATCACACCGTACCAACTTGGGAAGTTTTCAGCAGGTACATCATCTGGTTTATCCTTTTTACTCGGGTACCGACCCACGCGCATTGTACCAGCATCCACAATTTCTTTCAAAATTTCCCTAGCTTCGTTGAACCAAATCCCAGTACATTCCAAAGACAACAACTTTTTTACGTCTTCTGGTCGGTCTAACGCCAAAAAAATCACTTCCAACTCTACGTCATTAAACTTTATTTGGTGATTTATAGGTGGTTTAAGGTTCATCTTACCAAAAACGTGTTCTGGGAACCAAGAAAGCCAAGTTTTAATTGTTGTCGTTTCCAATTGTGGTGTTGTGTTTCTGACAATAAGCCATCTTGAACGTCTAATTCCATCTTTGCAAGGCATAGCAGAGATAGCTTTATTGAATATTTCCATACAGCACATCACGCTCTTTCCTGACCCCACCGGGCCCATCACACCTCTGACGAATGCTTTGCTAGCGTGGAACTTTTTTCCTGTTTTTGACGCATTATAATCTAGTGAATATCCGTTACTTGGTGTTGCCATTCTTTTCTTCCTTCAATTCTTCCCAAGAGATATACTTAAACTCTTTGTTAACAAACTTTGGGGGACAAAGTTCTGACAACCTAATCTTAAGTTTGATTATCTTTCCTTTATTCCGCTTTGCCATCTATTACAACTCCCTTATCTTTATCGGCAATATTCAAATTGATTACGACATTCGGTGCTTGTTTGTTTTCTTTTCCAAACAGGCCGGCCGCCCTCAAATAGTCCCCACTAAATCTGGACAAAGCGTTAGCAAACTTAGCTTTTGTTTCTTGGTCGGAGCTATCATAATCTTGTTCTATCTTTTGCATTAAGCTAATATGCTTAGCAGCGGCTTGTTCTTGTGTCATTCTCAACGCTTTAAACCTTGCATCATAGATAGCTTTGCATTCAACTTTAATAGCTTCTACTTTCAGCATCCGTTCGGCAGCTTGTTCAGGGTC